GCAGGCCGACGCCCAAGCCCGCACGAGCCGCGATGTCGCCCGGCAGCTGCTCGAAAGCTACTTGAACTACACGCCCAACGAACTCGACCTCAAGCGGCAGGCCAAGAAGTTCGTCAACGAGGGACTGATGAAGGGCATGGGCGTCCTCTGGCCGGAACTCATCGAGATTGAGGCTTCCGGCTCCGAGCCGATTCGCATGGTCGGCAGCTTCTACGACTCGGTCGACAACCTGTTAATCGACCCCGACTTCGACAACATGGACGACATGCTCTGGTGCGCCAGGCGGTGCGTCCGGCCGCTCGAGGAAGTGGCAATCGAATACCAGATTCCAGAGGAAGATCTGGCCCGTCACTTGGACGGCAACACCGAGATCAAGGCCGACAACGAACCGCGAAACACCAAGAAGAAGTCCGGACAGACGCAGCGGCTCGTCACTTACTACAAGGTCTGGAGCAAGTGCGGCGCGGGGGATCGCTTCAAGGACGCGCCGAAGGAAAGCCGCGGCGTCTTCGACTCGCTCGGCAAGTACTGCTATCTCGTCATCTGTGAGGGGGTCGACTATCCGCTCAACCTGCCGCCGCCGGTGATGCAGGAAGAACCCGATCCACAGACGGGCATTCCGCAGAGCGTGATGCTTGGCATGGCCTGGCCCGTGCCGTACTACCTGGATCCGGGCGGCTGGCCGTTCGTGCCGTTGGCGTTCCATCCCAAGCCCGGGTACGCGTGGCCCATCTCCCACATCAAGCCCGCGGTGGCCGAACTGCGGATGCTCAACTGGGGCATGTCGTTCCTGGCCAGCCGGATCGCCACGAGCTGCGAGACGATCATCGCGGTCCAGAAGGCCGCCGACCAGGAGTTCAAGGATCAGCTCCTCGCTCCGAGCGAAGGCGGCTTCAAGATCATCGAACTGGCGGAACTCCTCGGCCGGCGGGTCGAGGACGTGATCAGCACGTTCCAACTGCCCCAAGTCACCAAAGACCTCTGGGACATTCTGACCGCGGTCGCGGATCAGTTCGCCCAGCGGACGGGCCTCACAGAACTTGCCTACGGGTACACCCGCAACCAGTTCCGTAGCGCCGCCGAAGCGACGATCAAGCAGGAAAACGTCTCGGTTCGGCCGGACAACATGGCCAACGACCTCGAGGACGCCATGTCCACACTGGCCCGACGGGAAGCCCTCGCGGCCCGCTGGTTGCTTGAGCCGAAGGATGTGGCACCGGTCTTGGGACCGATGGGAGCCATCGCCTGGGAGCAGCACGTCGCCAAGCGCGACCTCGTGAGTCTGACGCGGGATTTTCTTTTTCGGGTGGAGGCGGGCAGCGCCCGCAAGCCGAACAAGGCGAGCCGCGTCGAGCAGATGACGCTCGCCATTCAAACGCTGGGGCCGATCCTCGCGCCGTTGGCTTCGGGGGGAGTGGTCGGGCCGTTCAACGCCCTCATGAGGGACTGGGCGATGAGCCTCGACATCGACGCGACTCCGTATCTGATCCCCGCGCCGCCCCCCCCGCCCGAAGCGCCGCTCGGCCTGCCCCCCCCTCCCGCAGGTCCGCAGGCTGCTTCGGCGGCGGGGGGCCTTCCTCCAGACCAACCATGAAAGACGTTCCTCAAGACATCCAAAGGGCCGGCATGGAAGCCATCCGCATGTACAAGCGGCTGCTTGCGGAAGGCCACGGCCATCGCTGGGCGGAGATGTGCAGCCTGCAGCAGCCGCCGGGTGTCAAAGGGACCGACCGCGCCGTCATGCAGGACCGCTACGCCGAACAGTGGCTCGACGACATGCCGACGGACCAGGCCCGCCGGATCACCCGCGAGGCGCGGGCGGCCGGCATCAACATCAGCGGCAAGTACTACTGCTCGGGTCTGGCCGACAAGCGAGGGCACTGCGACCCCGCGGCGTGGATCGACAGCTCGGCCGACATCAAACGCGTGGCCCGGCAGCGGAACCTGACCGTCCGCGGCATTGTCGAACACGAGGCCGTGCCGATGCCGCCACCAGAGCCGAAAGCCTTGAGCGAGCGGCTGATCCGTGAAATGTCCGCCGTCGAACGCAAGCGTCACCCGGGCAAGAGTAAGGCCGAACTCCGCGAAATCGTCATCGACAAGTACGCCCCGAAATGGAGGCGGAAGTGATGTTTACCGCACAGGACGTTGTCGACCACCTGCTGACCTCCACCGGAGGCGGCGCCCAAGACGGAGAGCACCGGGCCGTCCGGCAGGCCGTTGTCCACGGCGTCCGCGAGGTGTTTCAGTCCCGGCAGTGGCTCTGGCACACGAAGACCGGCGCGTTCACGACCCTGCGGCTGGCGACCACCGCCACTGCCATCACGGCCGGCTCACAGGTCATCGCCGTCGCGGATTCCACCGGCATCGTGCCCGGAAGAATCCTTGCGGTCACTCCGGGCTACTTCGCGAAGACCGTGCGGGCAGTGAGCATCTCGGGCACGAGCGTCACGGTCGACTATCCGGCCACGACGACCTTGGTCGCCCCCAACGCTGCCACGGTTTTGGTGCAGACCTTCTACGACCTGCCGGCCAACGTGAAGGACATCGATGCTCTGGTCACCGAGACGGTCGGCACCCTGCACTGCTACGTCTCGCCGCAGGAGTGGCAGCGGCTCGAGATCAACACCCGCGGGGCCGGGGAGCCGTACTACTACACGATCATGCGGAGCGACGTGAGCCCGGACCGCTACCAGGTCCGGTTCGTCGGCGTCCCCACCGACGGCACGGTGGTGTCCTACACCTACCGCTACATACCCGATCCCATCCGGCTGATGGGCTACGAGCCGTCCTGCCGCGCGGGAACGGCGACGGTCTCTTCGACCACCGTGACGCTCTCGGGCACGACCCTGCCGCAGACTCTCGACGACTCAGTCATTCGGTTTGGCACCGCCACCACCAGCGCCGATCCGATTGGGGCCTTGAACCCGTTCGTGTACGAGCGACGCATCGTCTCACGGCTCAACGACACTTCGCTCACGATCGACTCTGCGCTCCCCGCGGCGGCGACCGGCGTCAAGTACGCGATCTCCGATCTGCTTGAGTGCTCGCCGCAGATGTACACGGCGATCCTGTCGGCCAGCGAGATGTGGTACGCGCGGCTCGCCGGCCGGCCGGCCGTCGAAGTCGTGCAGCTGTTCAACCGCGACCTGCGGCTGGCGATGGAAAACGACGTCGTGTCTCCGCTCTCCGGCCGGCCTCGGATGATCGAGTACCCCACCGCACGGTCGATGGGCTGGAAGTCGGCCCAGCTTCCCGATCAAGGGTGAACCATGCGCATTGAGAAATGGCTGGGACTGGCGACGAGTGCAAGCCCCTATGCGCTGCCACCGGGCGCCATGGTCCGACAGAACAACCTCCAGATCCAGCGGCCCGGCGAGCTTTCCCCCAGGCTCGGAATGCAGGCCGTCTACTCGGCCAAGGACTACGACCAGATCATCGGCATCTACCGCGTCAGCAACGGCAGTGCTACCGACGCCTTACTCGTCTGCTTCAAGCCCGACGCCGGCACCACCTTCGTCAAATACCTCTCACCGACGCCCGGCGGGAACGAGAACCAGTGGACGGTCAGCACGGTGGCCTCAGTCGCCACGACCGCCACGGCGAGTCCGACTTTCTGCGAGGACCGGCATGGGAGGATCCACTGCTTCGTCGGCAACGGCGTCTCTCCGCTGGTCATCACCCGGGACGCGAGTCCCGCACAGCCGATCGGTCTGCCCGCCCCGACCGTGGCCCCGACCGTCACGCCCACGGGCAACGGCTACTTCATCGAGCGGGTCGATGTGGTCGGCGGCGGCGGCTCGTACTGGGCTCCCCCGCCGGTCATCATCGCCGGAGGCTCTCCCACGCGGGCCGCGAGGCTCAAGACGATCATCCAAGGCGGCGCGGTCGTCGCGGTCGACGTGATCGACGGTGGTGTCGGCTACACGAGTCCCCCGACGCTCACGATCGACGAGACGGGAGTAAAGGGCGTCGGCTTCCTGGCCTACGGCGTGATCGGCGTCGATCCGGGCATCCAGGGTTTTGAGGCGACGGTGGCCACCACCGGCACCCTCACTTCCTCAAGCGGCACGGTCACAGCGGTTGCGAACATCGCACCGGTCAAGGTCGGGATGAACGTCCGTGGCACCGGCGTGCAAGCCGCAACCGTCGTCACGAGCGTCCTGGCCGCGACAAGCACGTTCACGATGGACAAGGCCGCCACAGCGTCGGCGCCCAGTCAGTCCCTCGTCATCAACGGAGCAGTGGTCACCGGCACGACGAACGCGTCACTCTCACACGGGTACAGCCTCACCGCGGGCGCGGTGAGTATCGCGTACTCCTCTGGCGGTTCGACTGCGGGGGCCACGGCAACCTTCGACACCACCGCGCAGCGTTGGTCGGCCCTCTTGCCGCTCACCCCCGGAGCCGGGTCGTCCGGGACTGGCGCGTTCGCCCGCTTCGAGTTCACGTCACTCGTCGACGGGTTGTCGTACGGGCTGGGCGGCACGCAGGACTCGAGCTGGCCGGTGAAGCCAAGCGGCGGGTTCTTCGGCACATCTGCCAACACGATGCTGACCCCCACGAACTCCTCTCCGTATACGGCCACCGACTACTGGCGGGACACCGACGACAACACCCCCTACCAGGCCAACAACACAGGCGCGTTCCAGAAGTACTACCAGCAGTACAAGTGGCAGCGGAACAACCACGACTTCTTCGCCGCGCTGGCTCCCAATTTTTTGATCCGGTTCCACAAGCGCCGGGAATACGAGGCCCGCTACCGCAGCGTGTTGAATGGCGTCTCGCAAAACCCCTTCACGCTCTACGCGGACTTCTACACCTACGACTACAGCAGGATCTCGCTGCGGTACTTCTCCGGCGCCCGCGACCAACTCGAAACCGCGTCGGACGACGCGTCGAAGTGGACGTGGACCACGGCCACGGTGCAGGTCTCCGGGGGGCAGCCGTTCATCGACGTCGAGCTGGTCCCGTCGTTCAAGACGGGCACCACGGCCTACACCACCTACTCTGGTTACCAGACGCCCATCGTCCGCATCTACCTGAAGTACTGTCCAGATACTTGGCTCAACACGGCCACGACGGGCGACGGTGCCAACGCCTGCTGCCTGGGCTGGCAGCGGGCCAATGCCTCTGGCGCCGCGCAGCTCACGTCCACCAACACGCTCGGCTGGTGGAACGCCGGCCTGGCCGAGAACGGCCAAGCCCAGCGGCCGATCGTGGACTTTCGCCAGGGCTCGAGCGTGTCGGCCGCCGCGGGCGTGGCCGCCGGCACGGTCGAGATCATCCGCGCGGGAGCGGGCATGGAGCAGAACACCTTCTTCGCGCTGCAGTTTGATCAGGTCAACGCCGCGCTTCTGTATTTGTTTGCACAGGCTGAGAACCAGTACCTCAACTTCAACGGCGACGGCTCGGGAAACCCTTACAGGCAGTACCAATCCAACGCCGCGGAGTACTCGCTTGCGTGGAGCAACTTCGATTTCTCTCCGGTGTCTCCCGCGTACTCAGACGAGTACAACTCCACCTACAACACGCTCCGCGGACAGAAGGCGTTCACCGACTACCGGCTGCGGCTGTACTTCCGCGCCGCTGCGACGACCCCGGGGCAGCAGGGTCCGCCCGGACTGGTCTACGGAGAACCATCGGTTCTCGTGCCGGGCAGCGGCTTCAAGGCGGGCGATACCGCAAGCGTCAGGCTCAGGCAGCGATCCAACGTGACCGATCCGCCGAGCACTGCCGTCTTCTCCGACGGGCAGCTCTACACGTTCAAGGCCATTCAGATCACGCCCGCGTCGACGACCGACAAGGTCACGGCGGTCACGATCTCCAGTGGCGGAACGGCGTACTACGGCGTGCCGGAACTGGTCACAAGCGGCGGCGGCGGCTACGGACTCAAACTCGGTGCGACCGTATCCGGTGGGGCGATTACGCAGGTGAACATTCTCGATCCCGGCGCGGGATTCACCGGCTCTCCGACGATCACCGCCTCGTCGCAGACCGCCGTCCTTTTGCCTGTCCTACGGTCGGCCATGCGGGGGACTTACCGCTGCGCGTACAGGTTCGCCGACTGGTCCGAAACCGACGTCGCCTACCGCACGATCACCACGACCTCCGGGTCGCAGACGATCACCGTCGCGAATACCTCCGGGCTCGCACCGGGGCTCGTGGTCGACTCGACAGCCCTACCCTTCATGACCCGGATTCTTTCGATCTCAGGGACGCAGGTGACGCTCTCGGCCGCTGCCACCGCAACGCTGACAAGCGCCGCAGCCACGATCCGCGACATGACGCGGCCCATCTACTATTCCGACTTCTCTCCGATCACTGACGTCGACACGACGCTCTTCACCGCAAGCCCCAACCCCACCGCGATGCAGTGGTCAATCGCCGGTGTCACGGCACCCGCCCGCGCGACGATCGTCGAGTTCTATCGCACGAGCAGCGACCAGTCGCTCGTCTTCTACAGGCTTGAGATGTGGGGCCGCGTGCAGGGGGGCAGCGTCACCATCCAAGGCACCGACACGCTCACCGACGAGCAGCTCTTCGACCCGGACCGGCCGTTCTACGCGGCCGTCCCCGTGGTGCTTCCCAATGGAAACGTCAACGCCTACCGCTTCGGCGTCCCGCGGAGCGACATGGCCGTGTGCGCCGCCTACGGCGATCGGATGTGGTACGCCGTGAGTACGAGCGGGTCCGACGTCAACAGCATCTTCTACAGCGAGTACGACGAGTTCGAGAGCTGTCCGGCCGTCAACGAACTGCCGATCCAGAACAACCAGAAGTCGACCGACTCGCTCACGGCGCTCGTGCCGTTCTCGACCTACCTGCTCGCAATGCAGTCGTCCCACTGCTACGCGATCTCATTCAACACCGACCCGACGGTGGACGCCACGATCCAGCTCGTCGCCCACCGCGGCGTGCTGTCGCAGCAGTGCTTCGACCTGTTCGACAACCGCCTCTTCGCGATGGACGAACGTGGCATCTACGTGATGGACCGGGCGGGAAACGTCGAGGACTTGAGCGGCCCGATCAGCAACTATTTCAACCTCGGCCTGCTCGACCTGTCCGTCCGGCACCGGTACTTTCTGAAAGTCGACCAGCGGACGAACATCCTCCGCGCGTTCGTCGCACTCAAAGCCGCCGGGGCGGCATCCCCGCATTTGGCATTGTGCCTTCACTTGGCACAAAAAGCCTGGTGGACCGAGAGCTGGCCCAATGGCCTGACCTGTGGCTGCGACTTCAGACGCTCTCTCGGCAACCCGGACGAGCCGGTCTACGGGGCCGT